TACAGATGTCATAGTCTGTGCGTAGCTGCTCCACACCGTCAGTGCCGAGATACCCGTCTCGGTCGCGGATACTCTGCAACGTCTCCCAGAACGGCTTGTCCACCCATACGGCCGTCGCCTTGTCGGCCAGGTACTGCGCCCAGTAGTGCAGCGTGTAAATGAACTGGTAATCCCGCATTACCCACGGCTGATTCTCGTCGTACCACGCCAGCGCCTTGCGAATCTGCTCGTCCATCCACTCCGGTAGCGTCGGGTCCATATCGTCGCCGACGGTGTAGTGCCATAGCGTCTTGTTCAAAGCGCCGATGGACTGATCGCAGCATGTATCGCCTATCCGCTTGATCGCCAGATGCCAGCCGAGCCGCTTGAGCCAATGCGTCACCAGCCGCTGACCCGTGAAGTCGGGGCCGAACACAATCACGTTGCCGATGGCGTCAGGAAGCGGCTGCATCTGCCGTGTCCTTTCGCCAACCCCTGCCACCGCGCCGCAGGCTGTACGCCCGCTCCACATCAAACAGATCAACGCACGCCGCGACCTTGCCCGGCTCTACGGTCGCCATCATGCCCGGCCAACCCTCGGGCTCATCGTCGCCCACGACAAGCGCCATGCACTCATCGCCCAGCAGTTTCCACCACCGCCCCAGCGCTTGACCCATGCGTGGTTCGTACAATACCCACGGCTCACACCGACGCAGCGATGTGACGGCCTGTATCATCTTGGCCGCCAGCTCGTCTGCCTTGTCCGTGCCATCAAGCAGCATGGTGTTGCATTCGGTTACGAGCTTGTCCGTCGCCGTATCAAGCTCGACGGTGGGCGTGTAACACCACCCAAGCTGATGCAGCATGCGGGCGACGTAGACCGCTTCGTCACCGCCGATGACGATTAGGTTAGTCTGCACTGGGACGCTCACGCATTTACCCCTGATACATCGAACCGATCCGACATCAGCGCAGTGTGGTTGTTCTTGATAGCCGTGTAGATCGCCGAATTAGGGAACGACCGGACACTCTTGATCTCCGGGCCTACGCAGCCACGCTTGCTTCGGTCTTTCGTTGCCCCGTAATCATGCAGCACAATCACATCCGCTCTATCGCGCAACCGCTCTATCAACGCCACCCGGCTCTTGCGCGGCCGCGAATCGATAAAGACCACAGACCACATGCCGTCAAATGGCTCATCTCGCCACGCTTCGATCTTGCGTATGGTGTGATATTCATTGGCGAAACCCGCCACCGCCGCATACCACTGCGGGTGCGTTTCCAGCGTCACCAGCGGCCTGCTCGGCCAGCACAGCGCGTGCAGCAGAGGCGTACTGTACATGCCCGCCCCGCATTCCAGGATCGGGCCAGACGTTTGGTTCAGCGCCCATGCCAGCGGGGCCATGTGGCTCATGGCCGGCTCGTGGACGGTGAGGCAAACGCCCTCTATCATACTCGCCCCTTCAGCCGCTCAAGGTGCTCGCGGACTTGCTCGGCGGCTACGGTTCGCACGTCGGCTACGGGAACGACAATCCGCCGAGGACGTGCCCGCTGCACGGGAAATACAATCCGCTTACTCGTAGGCAGCGGCTCGGGTTCGGACTCCGGCTGCGGCTCTTCGATTCCGAGCTGCTTACACATCGCGTCCGACAGCATAAGGCCCTTACTAACCGCCAGCGTCAGCGCGTGAATATTGGCCGGCACGCTCACGTCGCTATGCTCCAGCAGCAGCCACAGTGTATGCACGCGGCCTACCTTACTGCCGTCGAACTCCTCCCATTTGTCGGACAGTCGTTTAACGATCTTCTCCCAACCCGTGTCGCCCGGCGCCACCGACTCAAGCGGAATGAACCCAACGCTGCTGGTCCGCAGATATCCGCCGCTCTTGAGCTGCCACACCTCCATTGCCCGCTCGGTCTCTGCGTACTGCGTCTTGGCCACGATGCCCATATCGTCGGCGCGGATGTCGAGGTCTTTGCCGATAGGTGGCATGCTGTAGTCGTGACCCCACAGCACTTGTGGCGCGAGCTTGAACTGGGTAAGTATCGCGCCTTTCGGGTCGAGCACTTCCGCTTGCCGGTCTACATGCCGCGTACTGACGTACTGCACGGCCACGCGCTCGTCGCCGCTATCGACCTTCACATCAGCCACATACGCCTTGCGCACGAACTCGGCGCCATCTACATCCACCGCGGCCTTAACCGCTTCCTGTACCTCTTGTGGCAGCATGCGGACAATAGCCGCCGCTCGCATGCGGTCTTTCATCAATTCACTCCTCCACAATGCGCCAAACGCCACGCCCACTCCGCCTCAGCGGTGGCAAGTATTTCAACCGCGAATGCGCCAAAGGTCACGCCGTTCCACGTTACAAGCACGGGGTGCAACATCACGCTAGCACCGCCTCTACCGCACATCTGCAATTCGGGTGCAACGGAGGGTAACTTACGTCGCTGTAACTGAACTGCATCCGACCTTCGCCGCCGCTGTCGAGCTGCACGTTCATCTGCTGGCCCTCGGACCAGAAGGTAGTACCCAGCATCACAGTACGGTTGGCCATCTCACGGCAAAACTCGCAGGCGTCGCCCGACGTGATCCACCGCACATGGCTGACCACCCCGCTCTGCCGCCACAACTGCTCTTGCCCCGCGTTCAGCGCCCGTATCGCCTCAGTCCTGGCAATCCGCTCCGTGCGATATCTGGCGTAATCCTCGAACACGCCGGCCACGCGGCTCTGCAACGCCTTGGCGTGCTCGCCCGCCATTAGACCCTCGGATAGCGTCGCCTTCAGGTCGTCGTGCGTTTTATCGTTTACCCGTCGCGCGAACTCGAATACATACTTGCCGAGCCACGCCTGCAGTTCCGGGCGATTCACCTCGAACGATACGCCCATCGCTAGTATGTTGGCCGCATAGTCACCGCCGCGCATGATCGCGCCCTTGAGCGTGCTGTTGCAGTGTTCGCCCAATAGCCGATTCCACTTACTGCGGCCGAACAGCCATATCTCAGTTTCCTCTATGAGCGGTCCGGTACCCTTCTCGTCCTGGCTCATCGCGGCGATGTTGGCTTGCACCTCGCGCCGCTGTGACTCAAAGTCTCTAGCTACGATCCCTTTTAGCGCCGTCTCGATATCATCGGTAGCCGGCTGCGCGGCCTGCGCGGCGGACGGGGCGAGCCGCTGTGCCTTGTACGCCCGCGACGGTGGGGTGCCGTCCTCGGGTGGAGGTGTGCTGTCTGGCTCGCCCTGCGATCCGAGCGGAACCATATTATTCGGCACAAGCGGCACGTCGCCGCCGTCTACCGGATCGAGCCCATCGTGCTCGCGCTTCTCATTAATGCTCGCGTAGCCTGTGGTCAAGTGAACTCGCAGTTCCTCAAGCAGATACTCGCGATTCTCTGGTACGCAGTCGTCAAACGCCAGGAACAGCCGCCTACCGGGATCAAAGTCGGGGCAGAGCTGCTCGTTTAGCTTCTGCTCGACCCGTTTGAGTAGCGGGCTGATCGTGTCGTGCATGTACGAATAGTTGCCCGCCTCGGCGTTCGAGCGGTTCACATCGTCCGTCTTGAGCTTGCTCAACGGCACGCCGAACGCGCCTGCGATCTCTTCCATCGTCAGTTTGCGGTCGCCCAGCCAGGACATATCGCGTGGCGTGAAGCCCAGCGGCTTGATGTCCTGCATATCGTCCAGCACAGCCGCCGAGCCCGCGTGACTGCCGCTGAACGTCTGCCGCAGTTCGTTGTGCAGAGCCTTGCGCTGGTCATCGGAAAGCCGCCCCTTGATGACCACCGCAAAGTCCGGCCTGCCGTAGTTCTCCAGCAACGCCGTACCGTAGTCGAGCAAATCCTGATGCACATCCACGACACCAAGCACCGCCCGCAACGGTGACGTACCATAGAACAGGCTGGCCGGATCTGGCAGCAGGAAATGGATCATATCCGCCGCTGGTATGAACTGCCGCGATTCCAGCGACCGACCGTACCAATAGCCCGCAATGAATTTTTGCTTGTCGGGTTTGATCTCGACCCATTGCGACGGCAGCACCCACAACTCTTCAGGCACACCCAATCGCCCGCGCAGCTTGTATACATACGAATTGCCGACGAGCCCTTCGTACAGAAATATCAGCTCCAGCAGGTCGAACGAATTGCGCCATGGGTTGACCTTCGCCAGCAAGTCGAGTATCGGGTGCTCTTCGATCTCTTCGATATCGCCCGCATCCTTGCGCCCAAACTGCTGGGCAAAATGCTGCTTCTGGCGGTACTCCACTCGCTTGGTGGGCCAGCGGCGCGTGCCGCCCTTGACGTAGGCACGCAGTGGCACCTGGGCGGCTGTTACAGCGTTTTTGTTGGCGCACGTGTAGACCCATGATCTATACCGCTCAATCAGCTCGTCGTCGCTTGCGCCCTTTGTAGCCCGCCTCAACCACGGTAGCGAATATCCGAGCTGGGCGGGTTTGACAATATCCAGCGCCTTAAGCAGCGCCGCTGCTAAGCCGTTCCTCAGCCGCCCCACTATTCCCCCTCCACTGCTAGACGGGCA